TGCCTTGGATTTTGGCGAACGGGTACGGGCTGGTTCCACCGGTACCGTTATTGCCCCCCAGTGCGATTGCGCCACCAGCACCGACGGTCGCTGCATCTGAGGTAAATACGTTGAGGTTACCGAAGGTATCAAAAATCTTGTTGGCTTCTGTAACGTGCAGGCGACCACTCGGCGAACTCGTCCCGATCCCGACGTTGCCCGCAGCGGTGATGCGCATGCGCTCGCCGTCGATACCGCCGAACACGTAGCCGGTGAAGCCAGTCTGCGAACCGTAGAAATCGAGCAAGCCGGTGCTGGCGTTGCGCCCGATGCGGTACTCTTCCGTCGCGGCAGTGCGCAGGCGGAGCTGGTCAGACGTGGTCCCCAGAATGTCGAGCTTTGCGGCGGGTGAGGTCGTCCCGATCCCAAGATTGCCGTTGGGGTCGAGGCGCATGCGTTCATTGCGTGTAGCAGATGAATACGTGTAGAAGGCAAGAGACGCAGCCACAGCTTGACCGGCGTCAAAGACAGCCCCAATGCCCGGCCCCCTTAGGGCAAACGAAGACGCAAAGTTGGCGTCACCGAGATAGATTTGCGATCCCAATGGGCTACCAGCACTAGTCGTTGTAGTGGTGACAGCGCGTATACCCGCCCCCACAACGTCCAACTTCGTGCTAGGGCTGCTTGTTCCGATCCCGACGTCGCCCGCGCTGGTGATGCGCATGCGTTCGGTCAGTGTGCTGCTTGCGAGCGTGTCAAAGGCAATACCACCGTTGGCGGCGTCAGTGTTATGGGTACGTAGGCGAAAGTACCCAGCACCGGGAGTTGGGAACGCGGAGCTAAACCGCCCAACAAGCACATCGCCAGACGCGCCAGCCGTGATCGCCCCGTCACTCACCGTGAGCTTGGTAGTAGGCGAACTCGTCCCGATCCCAACATTGCCGCTGGTGTCGATGTCCATGGCGCGGGTCGTCCCCGCCGTGCCGACAAACCAAGTCTGGGTGCTGCCTTCGTAGCGAACGGGGGTGTAAACATTGGTGGTGCGATTGTAGTTAAGCAGGCGGGTGTAGCCCTGCGCAGCGTCATTGGGTGACACTTCAAAGCCAATATTCCCGCCATCGGAAACTACCAGCTTCTTCTGCGGCGAACTCGTCCCAATCCCAACATCGCCCGCAGCGGTGATGCGCATATACTCGCTTCCGCCCGTGCTGCGGAAAACCTGCGTGTTGAAGTCCTGATTCAGCGTCGTCGCGGTGATCCCACGGAACTGCACGATGCCCGTGGCGCGGGTTACCCTGTGGTAGAAGTAGCTGCCGCCCGCTTCAGCGGTGATCTGCGCAGCGGAAGACGCACCCGTGCTGGCGTTGAAGTAGTTGATACCCCCCACGCCATTAAACGTCTCCTGCGCGTCCAGAAGGGCTCCGGGACTGATCGTACCGATGCCGATATAGCCGAAGCTCTCATACACCACAGACGGGGAGACAGCCGACGTGCCGTTACCCTTAAGCAGATAACCCGAGGTCAGGGACGCAGCACCCGTGCCGCCATTGGCCACGGGGAGGATAGCGGTACCCGCCGCGATGGATGCGCCATCCTGATACACCGACCTATCCGAAGGGTAGGTGACAAAGACGTCCTTGGTGCCAGCAGCGAAGTCTACCAGCGTGTTGGCGTTACTCGACTCCAGCACCGTGTTGCGGGCGAGCGTCGGGCCAGTGGACGAGTAGGTGCCAATGCCGACTTCCCACTGGGAGCCAGCATTGATCGTGTAGTAGGTCGTGTTGCCGTTCCCGATTACCGAGAAGTTCTGGTACCCGGTCGGTGCGGTCCCGCTGAGCGTAACCGTGCCAGTACCAGTCGTAGTGGTGGTGTCGCGGACACGATCAGCGAGAACGAGGGGCATCAGGGTTCCTTAGGCGATGCGAATGATCGCAGTGGTGTTGGTTGCCGTCGGGAAGATGATGGTGAAGTCACCGTTGGTCGAGGTCTTGTCCGACCCGAAGTCCAGCACCGCCACAGCCGCATTGGTCAGCGTGGTGTTGGCGTTCGAGTTAGCCGACGGCGTGCTGTTGTAGATCAGCGCGCCACGAGCCGTGATCGTCGCGTTGGCGAAGGTCAGGTCCGAGAAGTCGGTGAAGCCGGTGCCGGTCGAAGAGTTGTTGTTCGACGTGACGACCCCGAGATTGGTCAGCGTGCCGCCACCAGCGGTGTAGTTGGTGCCCGAGGACGAGACCTCATTCGACGAGGTATACGCCGTGGTGTTGGCATCCAGCGAAGCCGACGAGGTATACAGCGCGAGCTTGAACGTGTCGCCACCAGTGGCGCGGAAGTCGTGCACGGCGAGCATAAGCTCGGCCTTGAAGCTAGAGCACATTGATTGCGTGATTGCCATTGCGGCCTCCTTATGCGTCGAGGATCGGGATCAACTCTGGGTGCCCCGCCTGTTTGAATTTGTTCACCAGAGTCACGTTATGCGACCGCACAGCCTCGTGCATATAGTGGACGAGCACCTGACGGATGCTGTCCTTGAAGGCTTCGGCCTGCTCGCGGATAGCCGGATGGGTACTGCTACCGACGTAGATGATCTTGTCGAGGGCGCGCTCAGCGATCTCCTCGGGGGTGAAGCCACGCCCCTCGGTCGCCATGACCATCACGCTGCCGACGTCGCTAAGTCCGTTGAACATTGGTTACCTCACTGGGTAGCGGACTTGGCCGCTACGATACATATCCTGACGGTTCTTGCCTTCGCCCAGCTGCTTCAGCATGGCCATCGCCTCATCGTACCGCTTCTGGTACCCGGTGATGACGTCCTGCTCGCCCTTCATGAAGGTATAGGCTTCGAGGAGAGAGCCGTAGAGCAGCACGCTGTCGAAGTTGTCACCCAGCCACGACGTCCCCGCCTCTACGATGGAGGGCGGGTAGTAGAAGTAGTGCAGCTCGACCACGTAGTCGTCATCCGGCGTCGGCCCGAGGATGTAGGAATTTTCATCGAAGTAGGCGTAGCAGTACGGAAGCCCCTGATCGTTGGGGTTGGGGTACGCCTGCCGGATGAAGTTCACATCCTTGTTGAGCAGATACTCGTAGTTGCCGTCCCCATCGACCACAGCCAGCGAGAAGTTGGCGAGCCAGTCCGAAGGCACCGAGAGGTACTTGTTCCCAGCGGTGCAGTTGCCGGTCACGTTCTTGCGCAGGTCCAGAAGCTGGACCGTGTTGAAGATGCGCTGCTCGGCCTGTTGGATGAACGTGTTGATCTGTTCGGTGGACGTCAGTGTCACCGACCCGGAACCGGTAGAGTCGGTCCACGAGGTGTTGGGAAAGTCGTTTTCGACGTACCCCTTGATCGTCTCGAACAGCTCAGCGTAGTTCATCAGCCCATCTTCTTGCTGTGCCCGTAGCCGCGAGTGGTGTTCTTACAGCCACGCGTGCGCTCAGTCTGGGTGTTGGCCACCTTGTTCGGATAGCCGTTGTTACCAAGGTCAGCCTGCGTGTAGACCTGCGGCATCTTCTTGATCTCAGCCATTCTTGTTGACCTTCCCCATGTCCTTCCGCACGCTGCGGACCGACTTCTTCTGGTTGGCGATCTTCGCCAGATTGCGGCCCATCGCCTTCATCTGAGCGTTGGTCTTGCCGCCCTTGGCCAGCTTGGTCACCGACTTACCCGGGTGCATACGGCGCTCGTGCTTGTGCACTGCCGAGGCCACCATGGCCTTGTCCTGCTTGATGTCGTTCTTTGCCATCTCAGTTCTCCGTCTGCACAGTCACTGTGCCCACTTGCCCAGCCCCTAGTAGCGTATTTGGAAGCCCAGATAAACCCAAAGGATCGTTGAGGCCGACTGGGTTCCAGCCCCACTGGATTACGCGGCTACCGCCCGATGGCGTGCCGAAAGCATCGACATCTTGGGTCGGGGTTCCAATCGTGTCGATCTGGAGGCCGGTAAGACCACCCTGAATGTAGGTCGTGTCCGGGCGCGGGTTACGCAGCGCCTGCGGGTCATCAACCGGGTACATGCCGAGCTGGAGCTGCGGCTGGTCGGGTTCCCAGCAGGACGGGCACACGAGGATGTTGACGTTCTTCGTCTTGATGACGAGACGCCGAAGCTGCTTCAGCTTATAGCGAAACCCACAGCGGTCGCATTGGCTGATCGCATATTTACCAGAGGCGAACCGGTTCGGCACACGGCCTCCTAGTAGAACATCTGGCGCGGCGCGATGCGCAGCGCGGCCTTCTCACGATCTTCGTCTGCTGCCTGCTGCCAGAGCTCCTCATACTCCATCTTGAGCATCTGGGTGCGCTCCAGCGCGCCGGGAATCTTCTTCGACAGGTGGTAAGCCAGCCCCGCCACCATGCACGGCAGGAAGCGGAAGGGGATGTCCTGCGTCGTGACGCCGTTGCCCGCGTCTTGGATACGCCGGAGCCGCCAGTAGACGAAGGTGTAGTAGTTGCTCTGCTCTGGGGCGGGCCAGACGTTGATCTGGGGGTAGCGCACCTCAGTACCCGGCGGGATAAGGCCATCCGGGTAGGTGGCTCCCGACTGGCGGTTGATCCACACCTGAATGGGGCGACCCTGAGCGTTCTTGTTTGGGATCGTCGAGTAGGTATCGACGCTGATGCGCGTGATGTTGATGTCGGTTTGCGCCTGCCCGGTTTGGGTGCGGATCACGTGGTCAATCAGGTCAATGGTATCCGCAGGTAGATCGTAGACAATCTGCCCCTGCACCATGGGGATCGAGCCCTGCTCGATGGTCCACAGGTTGATACCCCGGTTGGCCCACTCGATGGTCAACAGGTTGAGGCTCCGACGCGCAGTGCGCAGGTCGTAGCCCGTGCGGAGCTCAGCGCCGCAACGCTCAAATGCCTCCTCAACGAGCTCGTTGAGATTGAGGTTGAAGGATGTAGCGCCGCTGGTGGTCATTTCTTTCTCCGAGCCGCCTCTACGCGCTTGGGTGCCCCCGCAGGTTGCCCGAGCCGCTTCTTCTGCGCGATGCGCGTCTTCTTCTCCGTCGGAGTCATTTCCGAAGCGGTTTTCGGTGTCTTATCAGAAATACGCTTGGTCGGTCTACAGTAAGGAGTGCCGCGCTTCTCCCCGGGCTGTCTGCCACAGGCTTTGCCCGTGCGGACATCCTTCCAGTCCTCCTTGAACCAACGCTTCAGCGCAGCGCCTTTTTCGGTCTTACGAACGGCCACCTTTGCTACCCCAGTTCTTGGCACCGACCTTCCGGCACTTGGCGATAGCACCGGAGGCATAGGCGGAGGGGAAGACCTTGTAGCGCGCTTTGACCTTGTTGTAGCACTCGTCTTTGACGGAGCCACCCTTAGCCATACGCTGCAACGTCTTACGCTTCCCTGCGGGTAGCGCCCGCCCCATGCCCCGGCACTTCATCTACTTCTTCCTCAGTCTACCCAGCAGCTGGGCGAACCGCGCCCGCTGCCCGAGTTTCCCGGGCTTCTTGGCCGCAGCAGCTAGTTTTTTAGCTGGGATTTTCTTTCCCTCAGGAGTGCCAAGCTCCGCACGGAGTGCGCCGGGCTTTTTGATCGCCTTTTGGATGAACTTG